CGTGGCAGTGGTGGTAACGGAGGTGGCGGAGCAGCAAGCGGCGGGGCTGGAACTGCTAATACTGGCGGTGGCGGTGGTGGCGGTGGATATCCAGCCAACGGTGGTGCTGGAGGTAGCGGTATCATAATCGTGCGTTACTTAACTGCTACCTTAAGTCCAGTCGCCTCGGGACAGACTTATATTCCATCATCGTTAGCAACAGGCGGAACTATAACTACAAGCGGTAGTTATACTGTACATACATTTACTAGCACTGGCACATTTACTCCCCCTTCGACATTATCAGTTGATTATCTCATAGTAGCAGGTGGGGGTGGAGCATCAGGTGGTGCTAATGGTGGTGGTGGTGGCGGGGCCGGAGGTCTTATATACAGCACCGGTGCGAGTTTCTCTGCTACTGCATATACTGTAACTGTAGGGAGCGGAGGTCCTGGTGCTACTGCCGCAGATGCGACAAATGGCAATAACTCGTCTATCGTTGGTGGTAGCGTTAATCTAGTTGCGATCGGCGGCGGAAGTAGTAGAATTGGTGCTAACGGTAACAATGGAGGATCAGGCGGTGGCGGTAGTGCCACAGGCGGGTTAACAACAGGCGGCACAGGACAACAACCAGCAAGTGCCAGCGGCGGCTATGGTAACAATGGTGGAAATAGCACTGCTGCTGTTAGTCCTTATCCCCAAGGTGCTGGTGGTGGTGCTGGTGCTGTCGGTGGCACTGGATCAGGTACTCAATCTGGCGCAGGTGGTATTGGACTAGCATATAGTATAAGTGGATCTAGTGTGTACTATGCAGGCGGTGGTGGTGGTGGTGCTACGTTCCAAGGATCAAGCCCAGGTGCCGGCAGTAGTGGCGGTGGTGGTGCAGGCGGTACCGCTAACGGAACAAATGGTACTGCATATACTGGAGGTGGTGGTGGAGGCGGGTCTAACAACTCAGGTAACACTGGAGGTAATGGTGGGTATGGTATAGTAATTATTAGATATCTTACTCCGGCAACTCTACCCTACGCAAGTACTTTTACTTACGACAGTACTAATACGATTTGGCGGCGCTATTCCTCTACCGGTGGACTAACTGGAGCAACTGGACCGACCGGTAATGGTGTAAATGATATTCCGAGAATAACTGCGGTCTCACAGAGCGGAATTATCTATAGCAATAGCGGCGGTACTATAACAATAACTGGTACTGATTTTGCTTCAGGGTGTACAGCGTATATAGGATCAACAGCAGCAACTACTACAACATTTAACAGTAGTACATCAGTAACAGCAGTATTTTCAAGTGCCATAACGGGCACTCAACATGTTTATCTATACAATCCCAATGGTGGAACTGCGATTTCTCCCAATGCAGTAACTATAACAGTACCATTACCAACCGGTGGTACAATTTCAACTATCTCAGGATATCGTATGAATACGTTTACTACGAGTGGTACATTTACAGTTTACGCAACTATAACTGCTAACGTGTTAATAGTAGCAGGTGGCGGCGGCGGGGCATATTGTGGAGCAGGAGGTGGCGGTGGACTATTATATGGTTCAATTACTATTCCTTCTGGAACATTTACTGTTACAGTAGGTGCCGGTGGTACTCCTGGTGTAAGCCAAGCAACCGGCAATGCTGGCACTAACAGTAGTATAAGCGGCTCAGGTATTACAACTGCTACTGCTCTCGGAGGTGGTGCTGGGATTACAGCCGCGGGAACACCGAGTACCGGAAACGGTGGCAGTGGCGGTGGTGCTGGATACAATGCTAGTACTTCTGTAGCAAGCACCGGAGGTACTGCTACACAGAGCAGTAGCGGCGGGTTAACTGGGTACGGAAATAACGGTGGTGGTGGTATTAACGGTGCTAACGGATCCGGTGGTGGTGGTGGTGGTGCCGGTGCAGCAGCCGCTACATCCACAAATCCAAATGCATCCACTAACGGTGGCATCGGCCGACAATATAGTATATCAGGCACTGCTCTCTATTACGCAGGTGGTGGTGGGGGTGGAGGCTATGGCGGTACATCTGGTGGTAACGGGGGTAGCGGTGGAGGAGCAGGTGGAGCATCTGGAAGTAATACCGATGGAACGAGTGATACTGCTCGTGGAGCAACAAACCCTAGCGGAATAACCGGTGGAGACGGTGGACCAAACACCGGTGGTGGAGCCGGTGGCGGAGGGTGGAGCAGCGGATTCGGTAACGGTGGGCAAGGTGGTTCTGGTATCGTTATCATCCAATATGCTAACTAAAAGTAGATAAGTAATTAGAGATCATGGCAGCATTAAATTTTCCAACAGGTCCAACAAATGGACAGACATATACCTCAGGAACTATAACCTGGACTTGGGATGCTACAGGCGGAAGTTGGATCGCCAACACGATGTCTATCGGACCTACTGGGCCTGCTGGTGTTACTGGACCACAAGGTATAGTAGGACCAACTGGTCCGAGCGTTACTGGTCCAACAGGTGCTACAGGCGCTGCCAGCACTGTTACTGGTCCAACTGGATATACTGGTCCAAGTGTAACAGGTCCAACAGGCTGGACTGGTCCACGTGGTGATCAAGGTCCTACAGGATTAAATGGGGCAAGAGGCGAGACCGGTGCTACTGGTCCAGCGAGTACAGTTACGGGTCCAACCGGTTCAGTAGGTCCAACTGGTCCAGCAGGATCAGGAGGTGGTGGAACTAGTGGAACAGGACCAACTGGTCCAACTGGTCCAAGTGTAACAGGTCCAACTGGCTATAACGGAACTACCGGAACTACAGGTCCAACAGGCTGGACTGGACCAAGTGTTACAGGACCAACTGGTGCAAGCGGAAGTAATGGCGCAACAGGACCAACCGGTGCCACAGGCTGGACTGGCCCGAGTGTTACAGGTCCAACTGGATGGACTGGGCCAACTGGATATACAGGACCAACTGGTCCTACAGGATGGACTGGTCCGAGCGTTACTGGACCAACTGGAACTACAGGACCGAGCGTTACTGGTCCAACTGGTGTTACTGGTCCAACTGGATATACAGGTCCTGCTGGAAGTGGCAGTACAGGTCCAACAGGTGCTAATGCTAGTGTAGCATTATCTATAACTGCTCCAACTAGTCCAACCGCTGGTAACTTATGGTATAAAACAGACGATGCTACACTGAGCATTTACTATACAGATGTCGATTCAAGCCAATGGGTTGACTTAACTAAAATAGGACCACAAGGAGCAACTGGATCAACAGGCCCAACTGGAGCAAGTTTAACAGGTCCAACTGGATCAACTGGACCAACTGGTGCGAGTTACACAGGTCCAACTGGCGCAAGTATAACTGGGCCAAGCGGTAGAGACGCAAATGTTGTATTATCAATAACAGCACCGACTAGTCCAACTGCTGGTAATCTATGGTATAAAACAGACGATGCTACACTGAGCATTTACTATACAGATGTCGATTCAAGCCAATGGGTTGACTTAACTAAAATAGGCCCTGCTGGTGCTACTGGTCCTGCCGGAAGTGGTGCTACTGGACCAACCGGAATAGGTACTACAGGTCCAACTGGATGGACTGGGCCAAGTATTACTGGTCCCACTGGAAGTGGAAGTACTGGTCCTACCGGAAGTGGAAGTACAGGTCCTACTGGTGCTAGTTTAACAGGACCTACTGGATGGACTGGACCAAGTGTAACAGGACCAACTGGGGCAGCAAGTACAGTTACCGGACCAACTGGAGCAGCAAGTACAGTCACTGGTCCTACTGGATATACAGGCCCAAGTGTTACTGGTCCTACTGGATATACAGGACCGACCGGAGCAAGCGTTACTGGGCCAACTGGGGCTGCGGGATCTCTAACTGGACCAACCGGTCCTGCAGGAAGTGGCGGTGGTGGTGGTGGTGGTTATAACTATGTGACTTTCCGACAGACTGGAATTATATTAGCAACCGTTGCTGCACAGGTTAGGTGGTATCCTCCTGCGACTGCTACAGTAGATAAAATAGATGCTTTTAGTGCTACAGCAGCGGGCGGAGCAAGTGGATTACAATTTAAACTATATAAGTATACAGCAGCAACCACTACACTTGCTGAAGTTGTTACAGGAACAACAAGTAATATAATAACTATCAGTGCTGGAGCATATCATTCTTCAGTTATAACACTGGGTAGTTCAATTACAGTGTTAGTTGATGACTATTTACAATTCGCTATAGTGGGCGGAACTGGCTCAGATGTCACACTCAGAGTAAGATATACCGCATAAATATGTTAGATTACGGAGAAATAAAATATGGCTGTTTCAAGAACCAATGTTAGTACCAATCTGGATTATGTCGCATACACATCCAGCGATACCCTTAAAGATATTTTTAACAGTATAGCATCATGTCTTACTAACCACGGTTGGACACAGTATTCAACAGCTAGCGCAGGTACTACATTCTTCAACACTTATGATCCAAATGCTGGCACTACTCCCACACTTGATTTCCGTAGGGTTTTTAGAGCAGCATTAACCAACACCGGTAGTGGATTAACCTACAAATATGTCATGTTGAGGATATTTAAACAAGCACCAGACGGTACTAACGTATATGCTTATAGTTCATTAACTTTAGTCTGGTACGTACAACTTATCCCCATACAGTCATGGAATGGTACTACAGATGTTGGAACCAATTATGCAGGAACTGCGTTAACCGCAACCGTAAACGTAAATGGTGTATATGATAATGCAAATTGGAACAATGTTGATGATGGTTCGTGGACAGCAAAAGCACCGCATACTTGGTTCAGTCTTAGTGTAGGAGGGTTTATGTATGTGGCTGTTAGTGCTAACTGGATCTGCATGTGGCCATATTTTAACGCAACTACCATCTATAATGGCCCACGCTGTGGCGTATTAATGTATGGCGAAGTGGCTGAAGATTTTGCTGCTTATACCAACGTACCTCCCGTTTATGTTACTACTCTCGCTAGATTATTGGCTACTATGGGAGGACCAAATAATCCTACTTATTATAATAACGGTGCAGGTCCTGGATCATATGGATGGATGTCGCCTCAATTTTTTATGCCTGTTACTCCTGCTAGCACTACCGGTTATACTGGTGTAGCAGACACGGTAAGAAACGGCTATCAGGCGATGGGTACAACACGAGTAATGTATGGGCATTACGGATGGTATGGTTGGGACGGTAGTGGCTTGTACGGCGGTCAAGGCACACAATCATCATATCAAAGTAATGGGGGTAATTGGAATTGGATGGCAGGACCTAATGCGTTCTTTCCTCATGTTGATCTTTCTACTGCCAACAGTTATACAACGATGAAATATAATTTGGCAGGTAACTATGATTCCGGCGGCCAGACCAGTCCTACAAGTTATACACTTACTGGTGCTCAGGCGTTCCAACAAACTGCTCTCAATTCTACAAGTTATAAAGGCATAGAACCCATCATTGGTGGTGGGGTGTTGGGAGCAGGCGGCACACCAGCTGGTTATAATGCTAATCCCTATCCCATGTGGTGGGCACTAGGAAGAATGTATGGATTGAAATTCTATGGACAACCTGCAGGAGCAGCAACATGGAACACGTTAGATACCATCACGATGACCACCGATGCCGCTTATATGTACAGTTCTGGAGGATCTACGAACACGTTTATCTTAATAGGAACCACGCCAGCAGCTTCGGATTGGATTGCTGCTGCTCCGGTTGCATCAGCGGAAGTATTCTTTGCATTGCCAGCATAAGGAAAAACAATGAGTGACGCTGATCAAACGATAGGAACCAATCGAGCAACTTGTCAATCCTCGTTGCCTATGACAAAGTTAGATTATAAAAGTCTAGTTGGCAGTAGAACAGAAACAACAAACAATGAATTTAATATTGCTTTTTATCTTAGTTTTTCACAGACAATAGCAAGAGGTACCACACAATCCTCGTTGCCTATGACAAAGTTAGATTATAAAAGTCTAACGGGCAGTAGAACAGAAATAGCACTAACAGAATTCGCTACTATGTTTTATGTTGGTCTAACCCAGCAAATAGCCAGAGGTACTACACAATCCTCGTTGCCTATGACAAAGTTAGATTATAAAAGTCTAGTTGGCAGTAGAACAGAAACAACAAACAATGAATTTAATATTTCTTTTCTAAATTCTCCAGTAACAGCAAGAGGCACAGTAACCGCCACAGACTTTGGGTTTAAGAAATCAATACAAATGGTAGAAGGATAAAAAAGATGAATTATGATTCAATAATAATACAACACGACCCGCTGGATGCTTATATGTTTTCTGGCGTTGCTGGGATCGAAGCAGCACACGAACATATGTATGCACACTGTACTATTGATTTCCAGCACAGTGCTATCCTAACACGTAAAGAAGATGGTAATGGTAGCAGAGCAGATATAAATACTATCTGGTTCGTGTTTACCACAGAATCATTACCTAGTGAATTTTTCACCAAAGTAGAATTAACAGCCGAAGGTGTACAACAACGCGATGCTCTACGAATAGCAAAAGCACAAGAAATCGCAGATTCTATCGCAAATCTAGCAAAACTAGAAGCAGAACAAAACAAGTAAGATGTAAGGAAAAGATTATGAGCCATTTCGCAGAAATTGACGAAACAAACACAGTACTTAGAGTTATTGTAGCAGAACAAGAATTTATCGACACGGGTGCGGTTGGAGATCCAAGCAAGTGGATCCAGACTAGTTATAATACACGTGGCGGTGTACACTACGGACAAGACGGACAGCCAGACGGTGGTGATCCGATGCGTAAGAACTATGCAGGCATTGGATACTCATACGACGCAACCCGCGACGCTTTTATCCCACCAAAGCCATACGCTAGTTGGGTATTAGATGAAACGACCTGCTACTGGAACCCACCAACACCAATGCCAAGCGACAATACTAAGATCTGGTCTTGGAATGAAGAAACATTATCTTGGGACGGAACAGATCTCCCAACACAATAAACTAAACATTGACAACGCTCCTCATGTTGCTATATACTAACAACATGAGGAGAAATACATGAGTCGCATTTACGGACCAGAAGAAAAAGCAAAACTTATTTCAGTGATCAATCAAGGATCGCAAGTATTACAAGAAGTTGATGATCTTAAAGGTGGTCTCAGAGATACTATTAAATCAATCGCAGAAGAACTCGATATTAAACCCGCATTGCTAACTAAAGCGATCAGCGTCGCACACAAGAGCAACTGGCAGCAGGTTAACAGTGATTTCGAAGAACTCGAAAATATCCTAATTACTACAGGAAAAGACGCTTGAGTTATGTTGACGCACTCTACCTTAGAGATGAAGATCAGGTAAAGGTAGTAGAACGTGTAAATGGCAAGCGAGAATTTAAAGAATATCCCGCTCGCTACATCTTCTACTATCCAGATCCACGTGGCAAATACGAAAGTGTATACGGCGAGAAACTGTCTCGAGTCGTGGCACGTAATCTCAAGGATTATCATAAGGAACTCAAGATCCATAATGGTAAGAGATTACACGAAAGCGATATTAATCCATCATTCCGCTGTTTAGAAGAAAACTATCTAAACCTAGATGCTCCTAAACTACACGTAGCGTTCTTCGATATCGAGACGGATTTCGATCCGGAACGAGGATTCGCTGATCCAAGTGATCCGTTTATGGGCATAACTGCTATAACAGTATATCTACAGTGGCTAGATAGACTAGTAACTCTAGCAGTACCTCCTAAAACACTAAAGATCGCTGAAGCAGAGAAACTAGTTACTGAATTTAGCGACTGCTTCCTCTTCGAAGATGAAGCGGATATGCTACAGACTTTCCTGGATCTATTAGATGACGCAGATATCATCAGTGGTTGGAACAGCGAAGGCTACGATATTCCCTATACTGTAAATCGCGTAGCGAGAGTACTAAGCAAAGAAGATACACGCCGATTCTGTCTATGGAATCAATTTCCAAAGAAAAGAGAATTCGAAAAATATGGTCGCCAGATGGTCACCTATGATTTCGTTGGACGTGTACATCTCGATAGTCTCGAACTTTATAGAAAATATACCTATGAAGAACGACACACTTATCGACTGGATGCTATCGGTGAAATGGAAATTGGCGAACGTAAGACGGTTTACGAAGGATCACTCGATCAGTTGTATAACAATGACTTCCGTAAGTTCATCGAATATAACAGACAGGATGTGGCACTGCTGGGTAAACTAGACGATAAACTAAAGTTTATCGATCTATCCAACGAACTCGCACATGCCAATACTGTTCTACTTCAGACTACTATGGGTGCTGTTGCTGTTACTGAACAGGCTATTATTAACGAAGCACATCGCAGAGGATTAATCGTAGGTAATCGTCCTAAAAGAGACGAAAGCGAAAACACACAAGCGGCAGGTGCGTATGTTGCTTATCCAAAGAAAGGTCTACACGATTGGATCGGTTCAATGGATATTAACAGTCTATATCCAAGTGTGATTAGAGCACTGAATATGGCACCAGAGACTATCATTGGTCAGTTAAGACAGACACAGACCGATGAATATATCGAAGATCTGATGATCAAGCATAAGAAAAGTTTCGCAGCAGCATGGGAAGGGCAGTTCGGTTCGCTAGAATATGAACTGGTCATGAAGCAGGATAAAGCCACAGAGATCATCATCGACTGGGCTAACGGTGATACCGTAGTTATGAGTGGTGCTGAAATATACAAGATGGTCTATGATAGTAACCAACCGTGGATGCTCAGTGCTAACGGTACTATCTTTACACATGAATTCGAGGGTGTTATCCCTGGATTGCTAAAACGGTGGTATGCTGAACGTAAAGAACTACAGGCTAAGATGCGTGACGCACAAGCAGCAGGTAATAAGATAGAGACTGAGTTCTGGGATAAACGCCAGTTAGTCAAGAAGATCAATCTTAACAGTCTTTATGGTGCTATTCTAAACCCAGGTTGCCGCTTCTTCGATAAACGCATCGGACAGTCAACTACGCTAACTGGTCGTGCTATCGCTAGACACATGGCTGCTAAGGTTAATGAGATTGTAACTGGCGAAAAAGACCATCTAGGTAAGAGTATTATTTATGGTGACACCGATTCCGTATATTTCAGTGCTTATAATACGCTAAAGAAGGACATTAATAACGGTAAGATTCCGTGGACCAACGATACTGTTATACAGTTGTACGATCAGATAGCAGATGAAGTAAACGGTACATTCTCTAAGTTTATGCTCGATGCTTTCCACTGCCCAAAGAGCAGAGGTGAAGTTATTAAAGCAGGTAGAGAACTCGTAGCCAGCAAAGGACTGTTTATCACTAAGAAGCGTTATGCTGTTCTCTATTATGATAAAGAAGATAAGCGTTATGATAAAGATGGCAGTCCGGGCAAGATCAAGGCTATGGGCTTAGATCTCAAAAGATCAGATACTCCGGAATTCATACAGAACTTCCTGAGCGATATCTTAGAGAAAGTGCTAACAGGACATGGCGAGAAAGAGATCCTAGATTTTATCTCCGATTTCCGTACAGCATTTAAGAGCAGACCTGGTTGGGAAAAAGGCTCACCAAAGAGAGCCAATAATATCACTGCTTATCTCGGTAAGGAAACTAAAGCGGGTAAGGCAAACATGCCAGGTCATGTTAGAGCAGCCATTAATTGGAATACTCTAAAACGCATGTATGGTGATAACTACGCACAGGGCATCACCGACGGTGCTAAGGTTATCGTCTGTAAACTGAAAAACAACCCAATGGGATTTAACTCAGTAGCATACCCAGTAGATGAGTTGAGATTACCACAATGGTTCAAAGAACTGCCATTTGACGATGCCGAAATGGAATCAACTATCATAGATGCTAAACTAGATAACCTAATCGGCGTTCTAGATTGGAATCTCTCAGGCACAGAGCAGTACAATAATTTTGCGAAATTGTTTGACTTTTCATAAACGATCTAAGTATAATATAACAACATAGGAGAAGGCAATGATTAAAGACATACTTAAAGATGTAGTAGCACATACACATTCGTTAGGCTTAGGATTAGTAAAGATCACAGGCGATAAGACCGCTACTGCTATCGAAGCACTAGCAGATAATAAGGAAATCATCCTACAGGCAGAGACTAAGAATCCAGTAGTTGAATTCGATGGCACATTTGGTATGCCAGATCTCAGCAAGTTAGATCATCACTTGAAGAATCCAGAATATAAAGATGATGCTGAAATTAAAGTCGTATGGGAAGTACGCAACGGTGAAGATCAACCAGTTATGATCCACTTCGAAAATGCTGCTGGCGATTATAAGAACGATTATAAACTCATGGGCACAGCACTTATCAACGAAAAACTCAAGACTGTTAAGTTCAAGGGTGCTAGTTGGCAGATCGAGATCGAACCAACTGTAACTGCTATCAATCGTTTCAAACTACAGGACGCTGCTAACAGCGACGAAACGATCTTCATGGTTAAAACAGAAGGCGATCTACTTAAACTCTACTTCGGTGATGCTAACTCACATGAAGGCAGTTTTACTTTCCATGTTGGTATTACTGGTAAATTGCGCCAGAACTGGACTTATCCGATTAAGCGTTTTATCAGCATCCTGAATCTCGATGGTGATAAGACTGTAAAGTTCAGCGATGACGGTGTAGCATTGATTACTGTTGATAGCGGTATCGCAAAATACAACTACTTCATTCCAGCGCAGACAAAATAACAAAAAAATGTTTGAAAATTTAACCGAGCAACAAGGCGATGCGGCAGTATTTCTTCCAGCCGTGAGTTCTTTCTACTCGACATTCGTGGGCAAGCAGCGTTTCGGCAATTATGTCGATCCTGCTCGCTTACCTATCTACTTTAACAATGGAGTCGAAGGACTAAACTTCTTCGACCCCGAAAAAGGCTACTTCTATTACAAGTGGGGACTGTACTCAGCAGGTCACGCTGACCTCGATATGACCCGTAAGAGCGAAAAGGACGATATGTTCCGCAGTCGCCCACGCAATGGCGATAGTATCGTAGTAGGCGATTCAGGAGGCTTCCAAATAGGTAAAGGTGTTTGGGAAGGTGAATGGCGTGATCCCAATGGTCCTGAGGTACAGGCTATCATGGCAGACTGTATCGCTAAGGGTATCGAATCTGTACCAGTATTAGATAAGAACGGTAAACCTGTACTGGATAAAAAAGGCAATCCTAAATATACCAAGATCGATCACGTTAAGATCTATCAAGCGAAACTAGACGCAGCACAGAAGAAACGTGAACAGGTATTAGCGTGGATGGATGGGCTTATGGATTGGGGAATGATCCTCGATATTCCAGCATGGGTCTGTCGTAGTCCGGCAGGTGTAAAAGCCACCGGTATTAGCACATATCAAGAAGCAGTTAATGCTACTCGTCATAATAATCTATACTTCATGGCTAATCGCAACGGCAACTGTAAGTTCTTAAACGTGTTACAGGGCGAGAATCATACAGAAGCCGAAGATTGGTATCAACAGATGAAAGATTTCTGTGATCCCAACATCTATCCATCTACACATTTTAACGGTTGGTCGATGGGTGGTCAGAACATGTGTGATATACATCTCGTATTAAAGAGACTGGTCGCTATGCGTTTTGACGGATTGTTAGAATCCGGAAAGCAAGACTGGATACATTTTCTAGGAACTAGTAAACTAGAATGGGCTTGTCTATTAACAGATATACAACGTGCTGTACGCAAGTACCATAACCCGACGCTAACTATCAGTTTCGACTGTGCGAGTCCGTTCTTAGCAACTGCTAATGGACAGATCTATACACAGACCGAAATTGAGCATATGGAGAAGTGGGTTTATCGCATGGAGGCGAGTATAGACAATAAAAAATATTCCACCGATACTCGTGCTTTCAGCGATGCTGTTAATCAAGACAAGCATTTCCAGAAAGGTAAAGAAACTAACGGTATACGTTTCTACGATAGTCCTATCAGTGCCCGTTCTATGATTAAAGATGTCTGTGTTTATAAGCCAGGCGATCTAAATAAGAATGGTAAAGAAGGTCGTACTTCGTGGGATAGTTTCAGTTACGCTATCCAGATGGGTCATAATGTTTGGATGCATATTAATTCAGTACAAGAAGCCAATCGCCAATATGATCAAGGTGTGATACCTAATATGCTAGCCAGAGAAAAGTTTGATCGTACACTGTTTAAGGATATCGTTGATAGTATCTTTGCCGCAGAGACACGTGAAGAAGCATTGGCTATAATCGAATCGCATAATAAGTTCTGGATTGAGATTATCGGTACACGTGGGGCTACTGGTAAAAAGACTATTAATAGTTCGACACAGTTTAGTGCTTTGTTCGATATGGAAGAACCAGTCGAAGAATATCCAATCGATGATAGCGGGTTAGATGAATCTAACCTAGAACGACTAGAGGAGTCAGTAGAATGAGTACACCAGAAAAAATGATGGGACATTATCGCAGTCTTGTTGATAAGCACGAGAAACTTGACAAGGAAATCGAAGACGCATATAATCATCATGTTGACGATGTTAAGTTACACGAGATGAAAGCCAAGAAACTCCATCTCAAAGAACAGATGTTTGAACTCGAACAAAAATTAGGGCAAGATGGAAAGAACATACTCTACGGGAATCGCTGACGACGCTAAGTTTTTCGTCGGTACCGAAATAGAACACACACCAGCATACGGTATGCGTACACTATTCGTTGTAGGTTTACAAGATTCAACTGATATTGCTATACAGTGTACTATGAATCGATGTGACCATATATACCTAGGTGCTAATCAAAGTTATAACCCAAAAGATTATGGCGAAGTTAGTCAGTGGGATGATCTAGTGGCAAATTTACTACACGCCGACCTTTGGGTAACTCTAGATATCGATAGTAAATTTGTAGATATAAGCAGTGACTTACTTTCGTGTGCTTGTGAATATAACAAATTTATTCCTATGTTGAGTTTTAAAGTTCCATATATACGGAACCTCAATTATAATACTTGTGTTAAAATCGACGACAAGGGGTTTAAAGCAACCAATCCCGGAGTATGGGTACATCATCTACACGATTTAATGGATCGTGGACGATTTACTGATTGGTCTAAGTACGGTAATGATGTTATAGTAGATAATACAAAGGCAGAGGAAACAGGCAATGAGTGAAGATACAATTTATATAGGATGCGAGTGTCATAGCGCAAATCACATCGTCAGAGTAACTATGTTTGAATGGGAAGGTCAAGAACCTCCTGAATTTTATTTAGAATTACAAGCAGATCGCTGCTTGAGTTTTTGGGATCGAGTACAACATGCTGTTCGTTACGTGTTCGGTAATGAGAATCTCGGCTGGCACGATGTTATTCCAAATAAAGCAGACGTTGATAAACTACACAACTTAACTGAACGCTACCTAAACGCATACAAAGCATATGAGGCAAAACAAAATGGCTAATACCTACATCAAAGTCCGCACAGAATTCGAAGGTTATCATTTCTATCCAAATGCTGGAGAAATTGATCCTCGTATTAAATTCCTTGAAAATGAGCATAGACACATGTTCAAGGTAGAAGTTAAAATTAGCGTAAATCACCTTGACAGAGAATTAGAGTTTTTCCTCGTTAAGTGGGCTTTGGCTAATTTTATTCAATCAGGTAATCAAAATCATAAGTCATGTGAAATGATTGCGACTGATATCTTAAACAATCATTTGATTCCCCGTTATGGAGAAGATAGATATTACGAGGTCGTAGTATCCGAAGACGGTGAATCAGATGGTATTATCGAATACAACAGAGGAAAGTAAATGAGTACGTACAAGCGAGCAGAGATCCAGAAAGTTTTTGATGATCTTGATACCTACAGGAATTTCTGTAGAGAATTCGGACATGTGTTTAACGAAGCACATCTCTATAACCCCACAACAGCGTATGGTCAATACCAGCGTTATCGTAGTGGACAACGTGTCACTAATAACTGGAAAGAAGATCGTAGATCATGGCTTGCCCAACAGCGGACGCACTAATGAATCACTGGACCGTGACAATCGAAGAAGATCCAGAGACGGGGGAGTTAGCACTCCCCTTTCCTGATGAGCTAATTGAAAAGATGGAATGGTCTATCGGCGATACATTAGTATTTGAAGATCTCAAAGATGGCTCATTTGCCATCAGGAAAAAAAAGATGACAGTATACATAGTTGATCTAGAAGCAGTTGAAACACGTTATACCGCACAATGGAAAAAACATTTACCCGAACAGATGGCTGCTGCCGGATTACAAGTAACTGTGTTAAGCGGTGGAGAAGTTCCACAGGCAACTACCCCAGGTGCGTTTCTCAACTTTGCAGGTACTAACAGTTATAAAAGCCAACAATTACAGCACATCTCAAGTCTGTTTGCTAATGGTGTAATACAGGATGGTGATTATTTCCTTTATACCGATGCATGGAACCCAACTGTTTTACAATTAAAATACATGGCAGAACTGCTTAAGGTGAAAATACGCATCGGTGGGATGTGGCATGCCGGATCATACGATCCGCAAGATTTCCTCGGTCGATTGATCGGGGATAAGCCTTGGGTGCGTAATGCTGAATCTAGTATGTTCCACTGTTATGATGATAACTTCTTCGCTACACGATTCCATGCTAATATGTTATTGAGAGAACTATTCGACGTAGAACCAATGTTTACCGATGATGAAATAGAACAATGGGAATTAGAGGACTACCCTGGTACTCCGAGAGTACATATTGTAGGCTGGCCTATGGAATATCTTAAGGATATATTAAGTCCTTGGAAAAATACTCCTAAGAAAGACAAGATTATATTTCCACATCGTCTAGCACCAGAAAAGCAACTTAAGATATTCAAGGATCTAGCAGAGTCTATGCCACAATATGAATGGTTTGTAGCACAAGAGCACACACTAACTAAAGATGAATACCATCAACATCTCGCAGAAAGCAAGATCGTGTTTAGTGCTAACTTACAGGAAACGCTAGGCATCAGTATGTATGAAGGTGCTCTAGTTGGAACTTATCCGTTGGTACCAGATCGACTGAGTTATACAGAGATGTGGGAAGGCGGCAGTAAGTATCCAAGCGAAGGTACATTAACATGGGAATCTTATCTAGCAAATAAAGATCGAATGATCGAAGTTATTACTCTCAATATGAGAGGCGAACTCTTGAAAGAATACGCACTACGAAAAGCGTTAACTGTGGGCGATAAATTCTTCAATGGTGCTGCTCTATATAAAGTAATCCTTGACTCTGCGACCTAAATAATCTATATTAATACTAATGCCATCCTCGGCTATAACTCGGAGAATAATTAATGAGTGTTTCTAAAAAAATACGTCAGCGTATCGAAGACGCTGGCGCACGTTATTGGGCTGGTGATAACATCAGCAAGTTTATTGAATCCAATGAACGTGATGAATTGATTAATGAATTACATAATAAATTTGATGCGGTGCTGGATAGTCTTGTGATCGATCGTGAGAACGATCCCAACAGTCATGATACAGGTAGGCGTCTTGCCAAAATGTATGTAAATGAACTGATGCGAGGTCGCTACTATCCAGCACCGGATGCGACAAGTTTCCCAAATGAAATGGAAGATCGATATGAAGGTATGTTAGTTGTTCGAAGTGAACTGCGTAGTGTTTGCTCTCATCATCATCAACCTGTTACAGGCGTGGCATATATCGGTATCATCGCCGCAGACAGACTTATCGGTCTCAGCAAGTATACTCGCATTGCTCAGTGGTGCGCTCGTCGTGGTACTCTTCAGGAAGAACTATGTAATGATATCGCGAAGGAAATCATGAAGGCTACTGGCAGCACAG